ACTTACTGCTCAAGATATGCAGAGAATGGATTTCCGGTTTCTGAAATAACAAACATTGTTAACTCAGCTTATAAACACACTGCTCAATTCAATAGTAAATTCTTTGAGGATAAGCCACGTAAAAAGAAACTCATGGTAATGGTCATGAGTGGCAAAAAAGAGAAGGATATACAACAGCAATTCTCTGATATTGATGTTGAAAAGCTGAACAATGAGATAAACATCATCAAAGAAACTACAAAAATAAATGAGTTTTGGGAGTACAGTTCAGATGGCAAGCTACAAATCAACTCATTCAAAATGAAATTGTATCTGCAGTCATTGAATTATTACAAATACTATCCTGTTGGTAATGATAAAACTTTTGTATTTATTTCTAAGGCAGAGAATTTCCTTGAGGAGGTCAATGAATACAAAATAAAGGACCATGTCATTAGAAATTTAGAGGCCTCAAATGAAATTGATGTGTTCAACTTGTGTGCAAACAGAACAAAACTATTTACAACACCATACTTATCAATGATTGATACTGCACATGTTGACTTTTTAAAGGATGAGAAGGAGTTTGCTATGATATATTATCAAAATAATGCGGTCAAAGTTTATAAGGATAAGTATGAGATATACGATTATGATGAGCTTGACTTTTATATTTGGAAGGATCAAGTTATCAATAGAGATTTCATGACTGCAGATCACCATGAGAGCATGTTCAGAACTTTTATCTGGTTGATTTCAGGTGAAGAAACAGAGAGATATAACAGCATGAAGTCAGTCATAGGATATTTACTGCACTCACATAAGACAAACGCTAACAACAAAGCAATAATTTTGAATGATGAAGTAATATCTGAAAATCCTAATGGTGGAAGTGGTAAGGGATTATTGACAAATGCAATAAGTCAAATGAAAAAAGTATCCACAATTGATGGTAAAACATTTGATTTTAATAAATCATTCCCTTATCAGACAGTATCAACTGACTGCCAGGTGTTAGCATTTGATGATGTTAAAAAGAATTTTGATTTTGAGAAGTTATTTAGCATTATTACAGAAGGTATTACAATAGAATACAAGGGCAAAGATGCTGTAAAGTTACCGGTAAAAGACTCACCAAAAGTATTGATATCTACTAATTATACAATCAGAGCAGAGGGAGGATCATTCACAAGGAGGATGTTTGAAGTTGAGTTATCAAGTTACTTTGGAGCTCACAAATCACCATTGGATGAGTTTAACTGTATGTTGTTTGATGATTGGGACCAGGATGAGTGGGCAAGGTTTGACCATTTCATGATTAACTGTTTACATTATTATCTTGAGCATGGACTTGTATCGTATGAGCATAAGAATTTAAAGATTAGAAAACTTATCAATCAAACATCAAAGGAGTTTATTGATTGGATGGATGATAAAAAATTCACTCCTGGTCAACAGATAAACTATAAGCAATGGTATGAAACATTTGTCAATGAGTATGAGGATTTCAAAAAATGGTTGACAAACAGAAATTTTAATTCATGGCTTAGATCTTACTTTGAATTTAAGAAAATTGAGATTGATAATGTATCAAGTAATGGTCAAAGATATTACGAAATCAAATCTGATAACCCAAACACTAAAAAAGATGAGGACCTTCCATTCTAATAAGTCAAACAAATATCCTTATGCTTATGATGAGTTTGGTAATATTGTTTCAATTGAGGAGGCTGTAAAACTTGACAACAGAAAATGGTATTTAGATCCAGGATTACAGATTGAATTAAATTTGTTATGCAATTTGTCAAAACAGATTAATCATTGGAGGACATTATCAAATCAAGTGGTTAAGATAAATGGTATTGATTATGACTATTCTCATGACAAAGACTCAGAATCATTTGAGCATAAGCAATTTAAATATGATATACTTGTAAAACAGTATATAAATATCAATGATTACAAGGTATTTTTAATAAATCCAAAGGAAGAAATTAGAATTGTAGACAGTAAATTCAGAGCAGATGTCCTGGCTAACCTTCCATGTGGCACTCCATGTGTCATTGAGATAATAAAAACAAGTGATATAAGTGAAAAAAAACAAGATTTTATAGAACAAAATCAAATATTAACATTTAAAATTTACATTGATGAAAACGGAAATCAAATCTTTAAAAGAGATAATATCATTGGAGTTACAGAAATTAGTGAAATTACAAGACGAATACAAAACGGAGAGGGAAAACTTGCAGAAATTAGGGATCAAATATCAAGAGAGAGAGGACAGAGAGAGAATAAATTACGAGAAACAGAAAATTATTATACAACAGAATTACGAAATCAAAAAGAAAAACTTAAATCAATTAACGATAGAATTGCAGAACTTGAATCAGATAAAAGAGAAGAGATTACAAATGATGATATTGACCAAACAGAAATTGAACTACTTGAAAACAGAATATCAGAATGTAATGAAAAATTACGAATTGAGATTGAGTTACAGAGATCCCTCAATGAATCCTATATTAATATCATTAAAGGATACGAGGAGGAAATTAATAGACTTAGAGATTTGGAAAAGGAGACACTCAAGATTATTGAAAATTGCAACCCTGAATGGTTTGGATACATGCCAAAAGGAGTATCAAAATTAGATCAAATTTTATATTTAATATCATGAAACGAATTAACAAAGACAAACTCAATGCTCTTATGATGGAGCAGTTGAAACAGAAGTATCCTAACATGCCAGAGGCATACATCCCTAAGACTGATTGGACAGATAACTCTGCCAATGCCTTGACAAAATGTGTCATTGCATGGATACAGTTCATGGGCGGTCAAGCTGAGAGAATAAGCTCACAAGGTCAGTACAGGGAAGGAGCAAAGATACAGGTCGGATCTGGCATCATGGCACACACAAAACAGTTACCGGGCAAATGGACACCCGGACAGTCAACCAAAGGAACAGCAGATATTTCTGCAACAATCAGAGGGCGGTCAGTTAAGATCGAGATAAAATATGGAAAAGACAGACAGTCAGATGTTCAAAAGGAATATCAAGCATCCATTGAAAGGGCAGGCGGTGTGTATATCATTGTGAGAACATTTGATGATTTTGTGGTATGGTATGAACAATTTACATTAGGATTATGAGTGCAAAAGATAAGGCAATAGAGTTAGTTGATAAATTTCAAAAGCAAATATTTTTTGAGATAACTGATGAAAGATTAGATATAGAGGAGGCAAAAGGATGTGCCTTAATTGCAGTTGATGAGATGATATTAGTTCTACCATTTACAGATACTAATCTCACACTTAATGAGTATGCTATTCATTTACATAAATATTTAGAACAAGTAAAACACGAAATAGAGAAGCTATGAGAATCAAACTAAAAATGCCAAAGTTCAAAGTAAAGTTGAAACATCTTAGGAAGAAATATAAACACCCTGTTAAGGGGATTAATAATGAAATAGATTAAATTATGACATTAGACTCACATGAAATTAGATTAGGTAACTCATATAAGATTGAGTTAGGTGATGGAACTTATAAGATTGGACTTATAAACTTAGAGGATATTGAGAATTTATTAGATGATGAGATTGATGACTTTTATCAGGCTCTTGAGCTTGATGAGAATGTATTATTAAAATTAGGTTTCAAACAAGTTACTGATAGAGTATTTATGAAAGGTGATTTTGGTGTTGAGTTAGGATTTTTTAATTATTTTCTAATTAAAGTTGATGGTCATGTATTAAGAATAGGTAATAATCAATACGTCCACCAACTTGAAAACCTATACTATGCACTGACTGGAGAGGAATTAAAATACAAGATATGAAAGCAAAAAAAGAAGAGCTAATTAAAGCTGCAACATTTTTGAGATGTGCTGCAGCAATATTTGGAGAGTTGTGTGCAAATGAGATTAACCTATTAGAACAAGCACTCAATGAGGTGCATGAGGATAAGGATGAAGAGCTAACAGATAATTGTTAATAACTTTATTTTGTACTTATGCAATCTTTTATTAACTTTGATGCAATAAATAAAAACAGTATGGAAAAAGAAATCAAAACAGCTACTGAGAAAATCAAGGAGCTGAATGAGTTGAGTAACACACTCACTCTACATCAAAAACTACACAAGGCAAAGTTGGCCATTGGTAAGGTAACTAAGAACGCACAAAGTCATCACTCAAAATATGCTGACCTCAATGCTATCCTTAGCACTGTTGAGCCTGTGCTATTAGAGAATGGCTTGCTACTTATCCAACCTATCCAAGGTAATAGTGTGTGCACTCAGATAGTAGATATTAACTACTCAGGTGCAATGATTGAGTCATGTATGGAATTACCTCAAGGTATCACACCTCAGCAAATGGGTAGTGCCATAACCTACTATCGTAGGTACACCCTTCAAAGTGCTCTCTCATTGCAGGCAGTGGATGATGATGGTCAACAGGCATCTAAGGAGCAACCAACTGAGACTAAAAAAGAATCATTGTCAGATGCACGTTTCAAGGCTGCTCTTGCTAAGATAGCATCTAATGAGTACACAGTTGAGGAGCTCAAAGATAAGTTCTATCTAACCAAAGAACAGGAGGCACAGTTATGAATTTAAGAGAATGGATAGGCTGCTTAGTTCCTGCATTGATAGGCTTAGCAGTTAACATAGCTATAATATATGTAGTATCTCATTTTATAATTAAATATTGGTAGTATGAAATGGCGTCCATCACAATTAGGTAAGCTCATGACTAACTCCAGGAGTAAGTCTGAGCTCTTGTCTGAGACTGCTAAGTCTGAGATTAGAAAAATTGCAAAACAGGATTTCTTTGGATATAGCTCAGACATTAAGACTAAGCCAATGATTAAAGGAACTGATTGGGAGCAGGATGGTATTGACTTACTCAATGAGGTTCGTTTCACTAAGAAGTACAGTAAGAACACAATCAGAGTAACTAATGAGCTCATGTCAGGGTGTTGTGATATATTACTTGATGAGGTGATCATTGACATCAAGAGCTCTTGGTCATTAGAGACCTTCCCGGCAACACCATCAGAAGGTGAGAACTCAGATTATGAGTGGCAGGGTAGAGCATACATGTGGCTGTATGATAGACCTTCATTTGAGTTAGTGTACACCATGTATGATACAGATGATACTCTGCTCACTGATTGGGATAACAAATCAATCCATAAGGTCAAACACATACCTGCACACCATAGGGTAACTGTGTTAAGATATGAGAGAGATACAGCCATTGAAGAACAAATAAAAGAGAGATTAATAGCATGCTCTGAATATTATGCTCAATATGTAAATGAATTAAATAATAAATAATGGAAACAAGAACACAAATAGTCACTCAGTTAGTGGCTGCATTCCTTACAAATCCTGTAAGAATGGAACAAATTAGAAACGGTATGGACATTGAGCATCAAATATACAGCTCAGACCATGAGATTGCAGTTGCTTATGCTAACATAGTAGCCGATGAAATTATTAACCAAACTACTCCAGAGATAGCGTTCCCTGAGAGAGTAATATAATACAATAACAATGTCAGAATCAACAATCAAAGGAGCTATCAAGCTCATTAACCCAATCAAGGTAATCAGTGATAAGTTCTCAGTGAGAGAGTTCGTGGTAACAACACCGGATGCCAAGTATCCACAGGATATACTATTCCAAACAGTCAACGATAAGATGGCTGTCTTAGAGTCATTGGGTGTAGGTCAGCAAGTGGAAGTATCATACAATGTGAGAGGTAGGGAGTTCAATGGGAGGTATTACAATACTCTTGATGCATGGAAAATTGAGGTCACAGGATCTAAGCCATCACAGCCAAGTACACAATTAATAGAATTAGATGATGACCTCCCGTTCTAAGACAGTCTACATCAAAGATGGTGAGACGCTTACTGACTCAATCAGAGCAGAGTTGTTTGATAAGCTATCCAGGAGATACAAGATAGTACATTTGGCAGAGGACGTTGGAGTGGATAAGTTTCAAATGTACCGATTCATGCATGGCAATGAGGTGACAGGTAAGTTCTATGATAAGGTGTTTAAATACTTGATGAAATGAACTACTTAGTAAGAATAATGATCTACATTGAAGGGCAGTATCATACCCCTCAATCAATACTTGATAAGATTAACAACTGAGGCTCGGCAAAGCAACCCCCTATCACTCGCACCTGAGAGCGTTGTCATAGGGTCATATAAGGAGAGTGTAACAGCTCTCCTTTGTCATGTTAATAACTTTTATTATCTTAGCACCATGATAGGATATTTAACTCCATTAGTAATCTCCTGGTGGTTCACTCACTTTGAACCATTACAGAACTACATAGATAACAAGCTCAACCTCCCAGATTGGCTACATACTTCACTTGGCTGCTGGAAGTGTCTCAGCTTCTGGGGGACTTGGGCATACTCACAATCATTCACTGTGGCTTGTGCCACATCACTCACAGCTGTATGCTTGAACAAACTGATATACAACTCATAGAAACCATCCTCAATCAACCTGAGGAGAAGGTGCTCACTAAGAGAAGCCTTATACAACTACAACAAGTTAAGAACAGAGTCACAGGACAAAGAGATAAGGAGTGTTTCTGTGCATCAGTACGCAGGAAGGTATGGCTCAAAGACTTCACTCAATGGTATGAAGGAGCACTTGGATAGATATCTCTCTCGTAACTACCTTGAGGTGCTCAAGTACACTCGACATTTCTTAGATGTGCTCAATATACCCACCTCAATAGATGCAGATGCAGTTATTAACAATGCTTACTTACACTGTGCAGGACTCAATGCTCAAGATATGACAGAGGATAAGGCTAAGAGCTATCTACTCAACACTATTAAATGTGATCTTATCTGGACTCAAGGATCTAAGACTAAGAAACAGGATTTGTACAGGTCTCAAGAGTACACAATGGATGTCATTGATGACCCTACAGACCTTGAGCACAAGATTGAGATAGAGGATAGGTACAACTTTAAAAAGGCTCTTGTTGAAATATATAGAACAGAACAAAAAGACAGGATAAAAAAGATAGTATTTGAAGCATATTACGACAAAGGGCACTCTACTCAGACTGCACTCGCTAAATATTTCAACATCAACAGTACATCTGCCTACTTCCTGATTAAAGAAATTAAAGAAAATATAAATCAAATACAATATAGGTATGAGGAATGCTAATTTTTTAGGCTTAATGACTTACATAATGGCCTTTGGAGTAGTGATGGCACTGTGGAATGAAAACACATATTTGCTATTTAAGTTCTCAAGCATTACCTTAGCACTATATTTAGTATTTATAATAGTTAAAGAATATGAGCAATTTTAAAATTAAAACACAATACATTGACAAAACTGTCAGAGTATATGATCGCATCTTAGGACAACGTTCTATTGTAGTGGCTAAGATTGACATGAGCAAGGTGAAGTACTACCAATCTATTGGACTATCTTACCTATTCGAGGAAGTGCCTACAGTTATCAAATATGAGGCAGTTGAGCCACCTATTCCAGCTGAGTCAGTAGAGGTAGCACCTAAAAAGAAACGTAAGAAAAAACCTGCTCAAGATGGGCAAGCCTAAATACATAGAGACCCCTGAAAAGATGTGGGAGTTGTTTGAAGCCTACAGGGATTGGTGCAAGTCAAACCCAAGGTATCAATACTCACTGTCAAACAAAACAGGGGAAGCTACTCCAGTGCCATTAGAGAGACCCCTTGTATTTGAAGGATTCTATAATTACTGCTATGACAATGTGGGATGTATAGACCAATACTTTGAAAATAGAGATGGGAGATATTCAGACTATGTTGCTATCTGTTCACGTATAAAGAGAGTCATCAGAGAGGATCAGATTACAGGCGGCATGGCAGGGCAGTACAACCCTTCCATCACTCAGCGACTAAACAACCTAACTGAAAGGGTAGATACAACCACTCAAGGTCAAGCTATCAATGAGGTTAAGGTTAATATTATAAAGCCTACTTAATATATATATAGTAAGATAGGTTAATTGTCATAATACTAAATATAGTGTTATAGCTTAACTATTGCCTAAAAAATGGAGATTAATAGCACAGTCATATTTGAAAAGAACTTCAATGCTCTCAACTCAGAGCAAAGGTTTATAATCAATGAGGGCGGCTCAAGGAGTTCTAAGACCTACTCACTATGTCAGTTGGTCATAGTTTACTGCCTACAGAACAGAAACAAGGTAGTAAGTATCATACGAAAGACCTTCCCTGCACTCAGAGCCACAGTGATGAGAGACTTCCTTGAGATCATGAAGAGCCTTGAGATATACGATGTTAACAAGCATAACAAGAGTGAGCACATCTACACCTTTGATAATGGATCCATTGTTGAGTTCTTCTCAGTGGATGACGAACAAAAGATAAGAGGTAGGAAGAGAGACCTTGCATGGTGCAATGAGGCTAATGAGCTATACTATGATGACTTCACTCAGTTGAACATGAGAACAGAGGGTAAGCTAATCTTTGACTACAACCCATCTGAGTCTAACTCATGGCTGTATGAGTTACCACAGGATGAGTCAATACTAATCAAGTCAACCTACAAGGACAACCCATTCCTGCCTGAGTCTATTAAGAAACAGATTGAGGACTTAAAGAGAACTGATGAGGCACAGTATCAGATTTACGCATTAGGGGAGAAAGCTATCTCCAAGAGTAACATCTACTCCAATTGGACATTTGTCAAGCACCGCCCGGCTAAGTTCACTGAGTATGTCTATGGCCTTGACTTTGGATACAATCACCCCACTGCATTAGTGAGAGTCTATTGGAGGGATAAGGATCTATACATTGAGCCTGTAATCTATGAGAGTTACTTGACTACCACTGACCTCATAGCACGTATGGAACAGTTAGGCATTGAAAAGAGTATCAACATCCTTGCTGACTATTCAAGGCCAGAAATCATTGCTGAGATAGACAGAGCAGGTTACTATATTGAGAATGCAAACAAGGTAGTCAAGCAAGGTATTAACAACATCAAGTCCTTTGGTATATTCTGTGAGGACCATCCTCAACTTAAGAAAGAGTATGAGAATTACAAGTGGAAAAAGATAGGTGATACCATTACAGATGAGCCGGTCAAGTTATGGGATGATGCAATGGATGCCATCCGATATGCTGCCACTCATATCAAGGAGGAATACTTTACAGATGATTCATATATGTCCTTCTAACAGGATGCCAACTGAAATACAATATAGGTATGGCAATGACAATCATAGCAGAACCTCAAGATTTCACTCCTGCTTACAATGAGTGCAAGTTCATAGTTAACTCAACTAATGTCAACAATGATGGCTTCCGGTATATCTTTGAGATATTTGAGTCAGGCACAGCCAATAGGATAGGATACTATAAAGCATTACCTACCTATGGCACAGGATATGGGGAGCAGGACTTGAGCAAGCTCTTGAGCAACATGGTAAGCTATGACTTCAATCCCACAATCACAACCTTTTATGATGCGGCTAACTCATACTATAAGTATGACATTAAGATTGGAGAGGAGTATATCTACACATTATCTTACACATCCTCATTAGTAAATAACAGTGGTAATGTTCGTATCACAGCAACGCATGCTTTTCAAGTTGGTGATCAGATAAACATAACACAGGCAGATGGAGGTGTGGCCAACCCGGGAGTGGAAGGATTGCACACAGTGATTTCAATCACAGGTACAACCAACTTCACTATCAATGCGCTATGGTCAGAGGTAACAGATGCAACCATCAATGGGAGTATCAAGTATGCTGACAACAGGAAGGATATTAACCTCAATGAAATTAGCACCTTAGATAAGTATGTATTTAATGGAGCTATTTCTTGGATAGATATGCCATTCTATGATCAGACTGACTACACACTTAATAACACATCTGGACTGTGGCTCACTGATCAACCTTTGAACTTTACATGTACACCGGGGCAGGACTTATGGCTCAATCTAAAAGACCCGGGTGTTGCTGCTCAAAAAAGAGTTTACTTTGCCAACAGTAATGGTGATGTATTCAGCAAGTCATTGGCAGGCAGTGACTATGTCAAGGGTGTGGCAGTTGGTCCTAATAACTTTGGCACATTAGTATTGATAAGTGGAACTGCAGGATTGATTAAAGCAACCACTACATATTACGATATATGGTATGGTGATACTATTGTTGGTAATCAAAGCTCTATTAAGTATAGGATTGTATTAGATAAGAGAGTTCAAATCTCTGAGAGTCATATTTTATTCTTAGATAGGATGGGTTCATGGGGTAGCTTTGCCTTCCAACTTAAGAGCTATGAGAAGGGCACTATCAAGAGGGATACATACAACAAGGATGTCCCGGGATATGTTACCTCATCTCAATGGAAGTACAAAACTTATGAACAAGGTCAAGTTAATTTCAACACTCAAGTAGTTAAGACATACGACCTCAACACTAACTGGATGAGTGAGGCAGAGGGTACATACTTTCAGCAGTTGTTAACTTCTCCACAAACCTATGTTAAAAACGTAGTCTATCGTATTACAGAGGACTTGGATAATCTTTATGATGAGAGTGGATGTATCATACATATCCCTGAGTCAACTGAGTATGTAAGCTGTAATGTGCTTAACACAAACTTTGAGGTATATAAGCAACGCAACAACAACCTAATCAAGCAGTCAATCCAAGTAAGGTTATCTAATAACGACATAATCAATGGTTAAGATAGTACTCGAGACAGGAGTCTTAGATGTATCTGAAAAGACTAATTTTCCGATAACATTTAACATTGGTGACATTAGAGATTTAACATCTCGCAAAGGAACTTTCTCCAAAACCATTGTCCTTGAGGGAACTAAGAACAATCATGAGTTGCTTGGGAATTACTATGATGTAAATATTCAGGCAGGAACATTTAACATCAACACGTTGACTCGATGTCAAGTGATACAGAATGGAGTGCCTAT